ATTAGGTTTAGAACCTTGTACCTTTTTGATCCACGGCATTAGTTCTTCTTTCTTTGGAGCTTTGAATGGATTAGTTTTGAGTTCTTCAAACTTACGTCCACTCTTGCTAAATCCTTTGATACCATTTTTAAAATAGTATGGTTTGGTTTCACCAGCTTTAATATAAGCTACCAAAGTAGTACCATCCAACAAATAAATGTGTGCGGGAAAATCACCGCCTGTAGTTTCTTTGAGTGCTTGCATAGTTAACCTGAATGTTGTTTAACAATGTAACTATTATAGCAGACTTCTGGTTGTGTGTCAATCGTAAAAATGGGCCCGAAGGCCCATTTGGTTAAGTTGGGTGACAAGGATCAACCAATCCTCGCAAGGGCGGTTTCTTAGGCCGCTAATTCGAATGATTCGTCATTTAAGGCGAAATCAACTTCGAAAAACTTGAAAGTAGATGTTTTTGCATTTACTAATTTTGCTTGATTTACAGTCATCGCCTACTGTGCTGTCCATTAATTTACTCTTTGCCCAATCGAATGCCGGTACACCCCCACCTAAGCACACTACCCAATATACTTAGGTGGAGGTGAGGGGATTCGAACCCCTGTCTTGAACACTTTTCTCGTCACTTCATACAGCAATAATTTTCCTACCTTTAGTATAACCTAAAGATAGAAACTTGTCAAGATCATCTTTACTGATCTTTTTATTACCCAACTCACTATGTGTAACCCAACAGGTTCCATATTGTGAATTTTTATTACCTTGTCCTCTACCTGTTTCTTTCCAAGTAGCTTTCTTCTTAGCAATAGCATCTGGGCTATTAGCTTTGATACTGTTAGCTTTTAATATTTCCGGTGAGCGTGTCCAATCGTATTGTTTCTGCCATTCCGGATCTTTAAAAGGATTAGTATCTCTACTAGAAGTTTTTACACCGCCTTGACTACTAGTCTTACGCTTTTGTTCTGGATTAGAATTTACATGGTACCAAGATCCGGTACCGCCTGTTTTCATATTGTAAGTATCGGATCTTTTAACAAAATCTTCATTTACAATATCTGCTTCTAACTCATACATCTCTTCTGGAGAGTTACATATCTTAATATATTCTCTCTTAAAGTTTTCCTTGCCGTATTTCTTAACTGCCGATTTAAGTTGAGATCCACTTCCTAGATAATCGTCTTCTAGATTACTAGTTACATGAAGCCCAACATAAATCTTGCTGTTAATAAGATTAGTTGTTTTATAGACTGTGTAGAACATATTATTATTTATGTTCGATTCGCGAGTCGAACCCACGTCCGAGATACCTTCGCTTTGAAGGGATTACAACAATTCATTGACCGTCTGGAAATTTATCATGCCAGTCCATAATCCACCAAATGGCGAATCCAATAACAGCGCACATAATTAACCAGAACAGTATATTCATACTGTATTTAAACATAATCTGGGATTTTAATCAAGTTTTTTGGTAAAATGTTAATAAATACATTTGTCAAAAGCCGGGAGCGAATCGATGGGTGACATATTCAAAATCATAGGGGACCTTGGGTTCCCAGTAGCGGCCGCATTAGCCGGTGGCTATTTCGTATATCTAACAATCAGACTACTTTTGCAGGGTGTTTTAGGCTCTGTAAAAGGTATGGCTGGTATCATTACTGCCTTAGATAATCGCGTAAAAACAATGAATCATGACGTAGTACGTATCGATACTATTGTATCAAACGCACTCGGGTTAAGACCAGACGTTGACCGTATTGCTCGTGCAGACGGTAAAAATGATGCAAGACGTGATTAATTGAAAAGGAATTTTAAAATGTTTTATATGGATTATAATTGGGACCTAAGCCCAAGCGGTATAATCTTAGATGAAGAATTAGACATAGATAAGTTAGGATGGAAGGGCGGAGATTTATTCGAAGTTACCAATATTAACGGAAAAGCTATGCTACGTAAAATAGACCCAGTTAGAGCTTTTGCCAAGGGCTATAAAATTAATTTTAACGGAGAACAATAAATGGCATTACTAGATTCAGTTCTAAATATGATCAACAAAACACCAAAAGATCCGGACGCACCAAAGCCACCAGTTGGCTCACGTAGCGAACGTGAAGCAAAAATCAAAGACAAAGCAGGTATGGTAATCAACGTGTTTGCTCTATGTCTAGCAGTAAACGCATGGTATGGTGGTAAGTTAGGCAGTACAGTATTGAACAATACTATCAAAGCCAACGACACTTACAGTTTCTATCAAGCTAAGTCAATCAAACAAAGCCTAGCAGAACAAAACTTGTACGAAGCACAACACAATGGTGATAAAGCTCGTGCGGCTGACATGGCGGCTAAAATTGATCGTTATGAAAATGAACCAGGCGAAGGCAAGAAAGATTTAATGGCCAAAGCTAAGAAATTAGAAGCAGAACGCGATGATGCTAAAACACGTAGCCCATGGATTGGTTATGCTTCAACTGCTTATCAAATGGCCATCGTTGTATTGTCAGCAAGTATTCTAGCTGTTAGCATGATGTTGTTCTGGAGTAGTTTTGTTGTAGCAGGATTTGGTCTACTACTAAGCCTCCAAGGCGTATTTTTATTCTTCTAAGGAGAAGATATGGGCGATATAGCAGAGTTAGTTAATAAGTACGGATTCCCAATTGTTATGGCAGTTGGGATGGGCTTCATCATCAATTATGTTTGGAAATGGGCGACTGAAGAAGTTAAGCCTGTTATCAGCGATGCCAATACCGTGCTTATTGCACTGATAGATCGCATTCGTATGTTAGACAACGATTTGATTCGTCTTAACCAAAAAGTTAATACTGTGTTAACTATTCGTGGTAAGATGATTGAATCAGATCGTGTTATGGAAACCGCCATTGTAGAAGCACAAGCAAATGCCAAGTTCCACGATGCTATGGACGAAGCAGATGCTATTGGCAAGAAGAAGACACCGGATGATAAAGAAGCCGCAAGCGGCAACGGATAAGAATTCACCTTAGGACCGGTACTAGTTACCGAAAGTGAATAGGCGGCCACTGCCTTAGAACAACTGATTCGCTACCGGAAGTTCTTAAAAGTGGCATTTTTGTGGGCTAAATATTTTTATGATTACGTTCACATCTAACGATTTCGTATCCCCAGCAGTTATCACAACACCGATACGAGACGATTATTTTAGCCAATATAATATTCAGCATTTTGATAACGACGGGTTTCAACTTAATCGTTTAGAGCAGATGTATTATACTGCGCATGGCATACGCATCGAAGAATGCTTAGGCGTGTATGGTGCGCACTATCAGTGGGCTAGTATAAACAATCCTAGTTACATCCTTGATCATAGTATGATCCTTACTAGATGTACTTACGCCGGACAAGCATTAGAACAATTAACAGAACACAGCAAACAATATCCGTATCTTAGAAAATACCTAACAATGAAGCCAAAGTGGGGTTTAGATTTTGCATTAGAATATTTTGATGAAGATTCGTATATAGAAGTAATACACATAGAACAAGATTACGACACATATGAAAAAGCACAACAAGCTAAAACACAATTTGAACGTAGAATTTTATCTACAAACTGGACTAGTTTTACCCGAGATATTATCAAAAAACGTGCCGAATGGGAACAACTACAAGGCATGGCTAGAAACGACTGGAAAGCAAGGGAATGGGGGCTCTCTAAAGCCGAAACTACCCTGAAAGCTTTCTGATAAATATTGATATGAGAGCCCAAGAATTTATAACTGAAAACTTTGCAGATGGACGTCATCCAGAAGACAAAGGCGATAGTAAACGCTATCATGTTCCTACTAAGGCAAGTGTAAGCACACTACGCAAAGTAGCACATCAAGGCGGTCGTAAAGGACAGCTTGCTCATTGGATGGCCAATATGAAAGCAGGCAAGAAGAAACATGCGGGCAAGTGAGTTTCAACCTAGCAAGTTAGTTATATTTGACATCGACGATACACTTGTACATACACAAACTAAAGTCCATGTGATTAAAGACGGGCGTGTAATTAAAAGTCTTAACAGCCACGAGTTCACACATTACAAACTACATCCAGGAGAACAGTTTGACTTTGGTGACTTTGCCAATGCTAGGGAATTCTTTGAAAACGCAAAGCCTATTATTCCAATGTTAAATCAACTTAAACAAGATATTGCTACTGGCAATAAAGTTGTTATGGTAACTGCTCGTGCTGATTTTAACGACAGGGAATTATTTTTAGATACCTTTCGCAAATACGGAGTAGACATGAATAAAGTTCATGTTTATCGTGCAGGCAATATGAAAGGTAAAATGCAAACAGAAGAAAAGAAAAAAATTATCATACGTGACTTATTAAGCAAGCATCACTATACAAAAGCAATCATGTATGATGATGCTGTTCCAAATTTACATTCATTTGTAGAACTGAAAAAGGAATACCCGCATACTAAATTTTATGCTTGGCATGTAAGTTTAGAAGGCAAAGCAAGCGAGTATCATCGCACAAACGAAACAAAAAACTATCATTTTGCTGGCGCCAAAGTAGGACAGAAGGCAGGGACACCAGGACAATTACGTGGCAAGGACAAGGGACGTAAGGATGGTAAACAACCTGCTTTTAATAAACTAGTTGGCGGAGGCGTATAATGAATGAATTAATTTTTACTTTAATTGCTACACATATTACTATTGTATCAGTTACTCTATTCTTACATAGAGGACAAGCACACAAAGGAATAGTATTCCATCCTATACTAGGTCACTTTATGCGTTTCTGGTTGTGGATGACAACTGGACAAGTTACTAAGCAGTGGGTAGCAATACATCGTAAACATCACGCATTTAGCGACAAAGAAGGCGATCCGCATAGCCCGCATGTATTTGGTATATGGAAGGTATTTTTTAAAGGTGCAGTCTTATATCACACAGCTAGTAAAGACACAGACATGGTTAACAAGTTTGGAGTAGGTACTCCTGATGATTGGGTCGAACGTAACATTTATACACCCCATAGCCGCCTCGGTATTCTTCTAATGCTAGTCATAGACTTATTGTTCTTTGGACCGTGGGGCTTTATAGTGTGGGGTGTACAAATGATATGGATCCCATTTTGGGCCGCAGGTGTTATCAACGGAATAGGACATTGGTATGGTTACCGAAACGGAACTACTAGAGATGCTAGTCGCAACATTAGTCCTTGGGGTATTATTATTGGTGGGGAAGAGTTGCACAACAATCATCACCTTAGTCCAGCGAGTGCTAAACTAAGTCGTCGTTGGTTTGAATTTGATATTGGCTGGATGTGGCTAAGTCTATTTAGACTAGTAGGATTAGCACGTCTTAGAACTTCAGAGCAATAAACTCTGCTTCAGGAATACGTGTTTTAGTATTCTTACTCCCTAATACTACAACGATACGGCGTCCTATGTCCGTATCTAGCATCATAACAATACACCCTCCACTGGCTCTTATGTAGCCAGTTTTGCTGACTATAAACTCATGACGCTTGCCTATAATAGGATTTGTATTGTTAAAGAAAAACCACTTCTTCTTTAGTTTAATCTTAACTTGTGGACTGTGTGCGGCTTCTATAACTTCTGCATATTCTTTGGCCGCAATTACAAGTTTAATTAAATCAGTAGCAGTACTAACATTAAACACACTAAGCCCGGTAGGTTCTACATACTTTGTATCGCGCATACCTAATAGTTGTGCTTTAGTATTCATAGCACGGATACACGCATCTCTACCATTAGGATAAAATTGACACAAGGT